AGTAAAGGAACTCGCAGAAGAGCTAAACAGAAGCGAAAAGATTGTCAAAAACCGTATTGGAACTCAGCCCGAAGATTCTTCCGAACAAACAGAAGAAGACAGCAGTATGAAGGTTGGAAATCTGATGGCAAGAAAGGAGGACAGGGGTGTTACTACTATGACCCCCCAAGCCTCGATGCTTGCTGATGAAAAGAGACCTGAATATCTCAAGAACAGACAGCATAACAGACATAGCCAATCGATTCATAAAATTAAGCCAGACAATGACAGCTAGCATATGTACAGAGCCTGACGTATATCTAGGACAGTGTTGCGATAAGAGTGTCATATGGTCTGTTGTTCTTTCTGACGGTACGACAGTATTTCAGGATGACTATAGGCCGGGTGTTTATCCAGAAAGCGCTTGGATAAGGCTTAAGCAGCACTGTCAAGACGCGGGTCTTTTTATAAAGAGTATGAAAGTTGCTTTTCGTTCTCATGAAATTGATATCGGAGAAGATGCGGATGGGTTTTATTTCTGCAAGGGCGCGTCTGCATTTATGACATCAAATATAACAAATGAATTATATATAGTTGGAACCTTGAATGATGGAATGCTTCGTGTTGAAAAATGGAAAGTTCCCGAACTTATAAAAGAGGGAGCCGAACTTAGAAACGCAACTACCGCAGGTGATTGTTTAATATCAAGACATGACAAAGAATAGAAGCGAAAGCAGTCGGTACAAATCTCCCTCCACGGGGGACTATTGTACGTCTGCTCAATATGTGGCAGAGCTTATGTGCCAAAGGATGGCTGAGAAATCTAATGAAGGTTCTTTGGCGTATAAGTTCTGGAATACTCCCAAGTGGAAAAAAACTTACCAGCTTCAGGTCATAGAAGCAAATCGTCTTACAAATAAGCACGACGACAGAGCCGTGGTCGCTGCTCTCAATACGGCTCGTGGAAAAAAAATATATTCACTGAGATTCCCCGGACTAGAAGACCTTATTAGGGCAGAAGAAGCCCGGCTGCAAAAAGAGTCTTCGTCTGCTAAAGAATACAAAGACTCTACTGAATCTCAACCAAGGAAACCTTACGGAAAACAAACGAAGATAGGAAAACTGAGGGAACTAGATGGCTAAGGCATCAGATTTTAACGACGATACTACCCGAGAGGTAATGAAGAAATACGGCAAGGTAGTTAGGAGTGGAACTACCGTATTTGATGAAAGCGAAAATCTAGAGGTTATTCCTTTTACACCGGCGCTTGATTTGGCTCTGGGTGGTGGCATAAAGGAAGGTAGCTGGGTAATACTCACTGGAGACCCAAAGAGTGGCAAGACAACGACTGCCTTGCAGTTTGCTGCAACTTGTCAAAGCAAAGAACATGGCGAGAGGCCAATAGTATATATTAATGCCGAGGGAAGACTTAAATCTATGAACCTTGGTGGTATCAAGGGCCTTGAAAAAGAAAAAATAAAAATCGTTGAGTCTGAAGACGAACCAATTAGTGCTGAAGACTACCTTGACATAGTCGAGAAGTATGTCAGAGCCGAGCCTAACTGCGTTGTGATTATAGACTCCGTGTCTTCTTTAATTCCGTCCAGAGAACTAATGGACGAAGTGAGTGGCCAGTTTAGAGCAGGGCTACCTAAGATATTAAGTAACTTTACCAAGCGTCTTGGCAATGTTGTCCCTAGGCAAAAAAGTATCATTATAATGATAACCCACTTTATTGCCAATACAACTGGATATGGAAAAACTAAGATAGCTGACAGCGGCGTAAAGATTAGGTATCAAGTCGACACCCACTTAGAGATAAAGAATACAAGACCTTGGGAAGCCGGGGGAAAACAGATTGGTCAGATGGTCAACTGGAGAGTCCTCTGCTCCTCTGCCGGTGGGTTCCCCGGAGGCGAGGCTCAAAGCTGGATTAAATACGGAATTGGAATAGATAGGACTCAAGAAATCATAAACATGGCTCTTGAGTTTGGCTTGGTTTCAAAAGCTGGCTCTTGGTATAAGTGTGATTTCGTTCTAGAAGAAGAGAAGAATCTTATCAACCCGTCTGTTTCCAAGCTTCTTTCTGATAATGAAGTTGACTCATCAAACATAGAATCAGTGACCAAGTTCTTTAAATTTCAAGGACAGGAGCGTCTGTACAACTTCTTAGAAGGGAACAGCTTCCTTATGGAAATTCTTGAGAATGATATCAGGGAGATGCTGTGAGGGTAGTCGGGTTGGACGGGAGGGAACGCGGATGGAACTTCTCCAAGGACTCCAAACGACGCCGTTCTCGCAAGGCTTCCGCTCCCCACAAACTGGCCAGATTGACCTTGCGTGACCTGTTCCCACGGTCTATAATACTTGAGGAAGTTTCCCTTCCCGGTACAAGGACTGCGACTAGAAATTCTATATTATATGCAGATTTCTTTATCCCAGATAGACCACTAGTAGTAGAAGTTCACGGAGAGCAGCACTATTCATATAATGAATTTTACCATAAGAGCAAGAGAGACTTTTATCAATCAAAGGCTAGGGACAGAGATAAACAAGAATGGTGCAGTATTAATAATATTTACATGGCGGTACTAGATTACAGAGAAGGTCCAGATGAGTGGAGAAAATCAATCCTTAACGCCATCGGAACGTCTGGCTAAATTCGAACAAGCTGTAGACAACTACATAAACTCAAAGTCTCTGAACGTCGTAGGTTTTAACCTAGAGGCGGCAGAGGCTTTAAATCTTACTACAGAGGCTCTTTCTAGGTTAACGTCTGAAGAGTGCTTGCATAAATCATATGTTCTTCATGGCTATGCTAACTACCTGCAAGACGAGCATAACCAGAACATAGTAAAGCTAAACTTTGCTTTAGACAATATAAGAAGAATAGTTTCTGTAGAGATTGACCAGTATGGCAAGTACACTAAGCATGATATAAAACAGCAGCAAATTATTAATCAAAATCCGTTTGCAGAAAAACTAGAAACAATTAGAAAGCACGCACAAGCAAGGGTAGATAGACTTCAGGAAAAAATAAGAGATGTCAGAAAGATGGCAGATGTTTTAACAGAACTAAGTAAGAGGAAGGCATACTCATGAGCAGTCCCATTGACTTAATAAGGGAAGGCATTCAGAAAAACGACATGAGTGTCGTAGCGGATGGGTTCAAAAGTTTAACAGGGGAGAGTGTAGAACATAACTCTGATGAAGTCGAGCCTGACGGCTGGAGCGGTCCCCTCGCGGATGAAGTTGTTTCATCTCACAAAGAAGATTTCATAGCCCCGGCCCGAAGCGAAGAGACGGTCCAGTCTTCCACAGGAGGAAGAACTAGGTCTGAACCGATTTATAGAGGAGAGAGAGAAAACGAATGGACTGATGATGGGTCTATTGTATCAGAAGATAAAAAAAATCTTATAGATGATTCTGCCAATCCGCCGGTTCCTAGAACCAGAAGGAAGTCAATCAAAGCAGATGTAACGTGTAGTAAGTGTCAAAAAAGTTATAAAGTTAGCCCATCCCTTAAGAGGGATTTTTACGTATGTGAAAGGTGTGTCGGTTAATGTCGCAAAGCATGTTGCATAATCCGGCGGCAGAAAGGGCGGTGCTGTCTGGAATATGTTCCCATGGTATAGATGCCTTTGTAGATGTAGACGGTATAGTAGAGTCAGACAGTTTTGTTATCGAAGAAAATCAGATAATCTACAAATGCCTAAAGAAGGTATTTGAAGAATCTTCAGTAATAGATATATCATCTGTACTTGCCGCAGCAAACGACTTAGGATTTGGTGAAAACTTTAAAGACAAAGAGGCAGTAGAACATCTTCGTGGAGTGTATAATTTTCCAATTGAATTGGAGAATGTAAGAAACCACGCAGTCAAGATAAGAAAACTTCAACTAGCTAGAGACATACAAAGACAAGTAAAAATTGTCCACGCCAACATCTCTGATATCACCGGAGACGAAAGTGTAAACGAAATAATTAGCATTGCGGAAGCTCCAATCATGGAGTTGTCCCACGCTTTTAATAGGTCTGATGATGACAAACCTAACAAGATTGGTTCAGAGATAGAAGAGTATATTGCACACTTGGAAGAAAATCCAACCGAGATGGTTGGAATCTCTAGTGGGTATGCAAGGTATGATGAAGCCATAGGTGGCGGGTTTAGAAGAAAGTGTGTTGACTTAGTTGCGGCAAGGCCCAAAGTAGGAAAGAGCGTATTTGCAGAAAATGTAGCCCTTCATGTGTCAGGGAAGCTCAAGATACCCGTCCTTATGCTGGACACCGAAATGTCAAAGGAGGACCACCTAAACAGGATTCTTGCCAACCTTAGTGATACCAGCATCAATGATATTTCTACTGGAAGCTTTGCAGAAAATGACTGTGTTAGGTCTAAAGTAAAAGAAGCCGCAAGCGAAGTTCAGGACATCCCGTATGACTATATCAGTATAGCTGGAAGGTCTTTTGAAGAAACCCTTTCTATTATGAGAAGGTGGATTTTCCAGAAGGTTGGCTTTGATGAAAATGGGCGAGTAAACGATTGTCTGATTGTATACGACTATCTGAAACTAATGTCTTCTGGACAAATTAGCGATAGTCTCAGGGAGTTTCAAGTCCTTGGTTTCCAGATGACATCTCTCCACAACTTCTGTGTTCAATACGACTGTCCGTGTTTGTCCTTTGTCCAGTTAAATAGAGATGGCATAACCAGAGAGACTACCGATGTTGTTAGTGGGTCCGACAGGCTCATCTGGCTCTGTACAAGTTTTTCCATCTTTAAAAATAAGAGCATAGAAGAAGTAGCAGAAGACGGTGATGATAATGGAAACAAGAAATTGGTTCCAATCATATGTCGCCATGGGCCAGCGCTTAGTGATACTGACTATATAAACATGACGATGTACGGAGAGCAAGCTAAGCTTATTGAGGGAAAAACTAGAAACGAAGTTAAATTGAAAACCAAAGAGAAGGATGAAGGGTTTATAGTCAATGACGATATTGAGTCACAGGCGGAAGAAGATACAGACCAAAGCTTGGAGAGGCTATCGGAAATCATCGATGAAGGAAAAAAATAGCAACCCTAAGATAGAACATCTTCAAGGCCATATGAAGTCAAGAATTAGAGATATACTTGACTATTTTAATATCGAATACAGAGAATACGACGAGTGGATTTCTTGCCCATGTCCTATACATGGCGGCGATAACCCTACCGGCTTTACTATAACTATTGATGGCGACGAAGAATATCTAGGCTTCTGGAGATGCTGGACAAGGGCATGTGAAAAAGAATATTACAATGATATCTTGGGTCTTATCCGAGGACTTCTGAGCATAGAGAAAGGCGACGACGCCTCTTTCTCAGAAGTGGTCAGCTTCTGTGAAAAATTTATTGGGGAGGACATACTAGAACCACCCCCTCCACCAAAGACGAGCAGAGAATTTCTTTCTTCCGTAAATGTTTTAAATCAGGGTACAGAGCAGAACAAAACAAATATAACCAGAGAGAGAGTAAGAGAAAGAATATCTATCCCATCTGAGTACTATCTTAATAGAGGGTTTCTGCCGGAAACTCTAGATAAATATGATGTGGGATACTGTAACGATAGAAGCAAGCCAATGTACAGCAGGGTGGTTGTTCCTGTATATGATGACAATCATGAATATATGATTGGATGTGTAGGAAGAAGAACCAATAGCAATACAATGGGAAAGTGGATAAATAGCAAGGGATTCAAAAAAAGCACCTGCTTATATAACTACTGGTATGCAAAAGAACATGTCCTGAAAAGCAAGACGGCCATACTTGTGGAGGGTCAGGGAGATGTCTGGAGACTGGGTGAGGCAGGAATTTTCAACGCTGTTGGAATGTTTGGTTGTTCTTTGAGCGAGCAACAGCGTATAATATTAGAAAGGTCTGGAGCCTTGAATCTTGTTGTTCTCACAGATTCTGACGAGGCCGGTCAGGTTGGCAAAGAAAAAATCAAACAAAAGTGTGACAAACTATTTAACTTGTACTTCCCATCCTCCAACAGTAAAGATGTGGGAGATATGAAGGTAGAAGATATAAAGTCTAACCTTTTGCCTCAGCTTGAGGGTTTGGTATGAACCATAGAATACTCGGACTTTCTGGAGTAAAGCGCAGCGGAAAGACTACGTGCGTTAACTTCATGCATGGATACGAGATGAAACGTAACGATGTCATCAAACACTTTGAGCTTAACGACAGAGGGGGGCTTTTAGTCAACACCATATTTACTGACGAGAAAGGCGAAGAAACAGAGGGAATGGGTGTTTTTGATGTCCACAGAACAGATGACGATTTCGCTAATTACGCAGCACAAAGAGTCTGGCCTTATGTAAAAGCATACAACTTTGCCGACTCACTGAAATCTGTAGCCATGACACTTTTTGGATTGACCAGAGAACAGTGCTACGGAACTGGCTCTCAGAAAAATGAAGAGATAGATATTAAAAAACCGGGTACTGATGAGAACTTTACCGCAAGGGGATTCTTACAGCATTTCGGAACAGACATGTGCCGAAGTCTTAAGCCAGACATCTGGACATCCTATCTAATAAGACAAATGTCTGCTGAGCAGGTGGGTCTTGCTTTAGTTGGAGACTGTAGATTCCCCAACGAGGTGAATGCCATCCACAAAGCTGGCGGCAGGGTTATAAGGCTAACGAGAAGAGTTAACGAAGACGAACACGAAAGCGAAACTGCATTAGACGATTTTAAAGAATTTGATGGTGTTATTGACAACTCAGAATTAACTGTGGACGAACAATGTAAAAAACTAATAGCTATTTTAGGGGGATGGGGATGGCTAAGCTCGGAGCTAAAATAGAAAAGCCTTGGGGCTTTTATGAAGATATATACAGAGAAGATGTGGTAGTCTTCAAAAAGATTACCGTTAACGTTGATGGAGAACTATCTTTACAAAGACACCAGAAGCGTGGTGAGTTTTGGTATTGCGTGTCTGGTAATGGTACTATGGTTTATAATCAAACAGTGTGGAAAATTTCTCCGGGTTACAACGTACACATCCCAATGAACGTGGTCCACAACGTTGTAAATACTGGCAATGAGCCTTTGGTCATATATGAAATGCAACATGGAACATGTTGTGAAGACGACATAGAAAGGCTTAAGGATAAATATGGCCGCTAGGCTTGTCTCTGTTACCCCGAACCCTGAAATTATTATTGGATATTGCGCCAGAGTGAGCAATCCAAAAAATCAGGAAAATCTTAATGTTGAAAACCTTCTTGGCTTTTGCATAAAGCATGGTCATTGGTCAATATTTGAAATGGCAAACATGGTGATAGAAATCAATACCACCAGAGGAGTAGCTGCCCAAATTCTTAGACACAGAAGCTTTTCTTTCCAAGAGTTTAGCCAGCGATATGCAGAGGTCGAAGGCTTTGAAGATATTAAACCCAGAAGACAAGACAATAAGAATCGTCAGAACTCACTAGACGATTTGTCAAAACATGATAAAGAGTGGTATAAGATAGCCCTAAAGGAAGAGAACAGAAGGTCTTATTCCAAGTACAAGGAGGCGCTTAAGAGAGGGATAGCAAAAGAAAGCGCTAGATTTTTTCTACCACTCAATACAAAAACTCGAATGTACATGAATGGTACTGTAAGAAGTTGGGTTCATTATATCCAGCTAAGAACCCACGAGTCAACTCAGAAAGAGCATCAGGACATAGCAAGTGAAATCAAGGGCATTTTTGTTGAGCAGTTCCCCATTACCGCCTCCGCATTGGGATGGAAATAGTGTACGTTACTTACATAAGAAGCTCTTCTTATAATAATTATGACTTCTGTCAACAACAGTACTTTATAAACTATGTTCTTGGTTACCCCTCTGGTTCTAGTAAAAAGGCCGAGATGGGAACCATTGTTCATAAGGTTATGGAATGCTTGGCCCGTTCAAAGAAGGCCGTTCAAGATAATAAAAAGAGTTACAAAGATGACTCCTTGGGAAGAATTAGAATTACCAAGGACAAGATGCTGTCTTCTAAGTATGTTGACTCTTTAATAGACAAGAGCTACGAGCACTACGTTTCTGAGTCGGTGCATAAATACGCCCCTAGGGATTACAAGGACTGCGTGAAGTGGTCCCACGCAGCCTTGGAATTTAATCAAGGCCAGTTTGACCCCAGAAACAGAAACGTCGTTGCCCCAGAGCCTCATTTCGATATCGAGATTAAAGAGCCTTGGGCTAAATACGACTACACTATGCCTGATGGGTCCGAGGTCAGTGGACACCTCGCAATCAAGGGGACTATAGATTTGGTCACAGAGGTCTCCGATGGGGTTATGGAGGCCGTAGACTGGAAAACCGGCAGAAGAATAGATTGGGCAACGGGTCAAGAGAAGGACTACGACAAGCTCTCTAAAGACCCACAGCTTCTGCTTTATCATTATGCGCTGTCTCATCTTTTCCCAAACTATGAGCAGACCATAATGACCATCTTTTATATCCGAGACGGAGGTCCGTTCTCGCTTTGTTTTGACGAATCTGATAAGAAGCTATTTTTAGACATGCTAAAGAATAGATTTGAAGAGATAAAAAATAACCAGTCTCCCAAGCTTCTTTCAGAGGACCACAACCATTGGAAATGTACTAAGCTTTGCCACTATTATAAAAACAACTGGCAAGGTACAAACCAGCGGATGTGTTCTCACATAAAAGATAAGATAAACAAAGACGGAATAAATCAGACTGTTGATGAGTGTACTAAAGAAGGTTTCACTCTTGGATATTACTCAGCACCGGGGTAAGCCATGACTTGGGTTCCTCTACATTTGCACAGCCACTATAGCTTGCTGGATGGTCTGTCTAAGCCCGGCCAGATATCTGACAGATGCGAGACTCTCGGATACGATGTTTGTGCCCTTACAGACCATGGAACAATATCTGGAGCCGTCTCTTTTGTCAAAGCGATGAAAGAGAAGGGAATCAAACCCATCTTGGGATGTGAACTGTATCTTTCTCAAGACTCGGCAACAATTCAAGATAAAGAAAACAGAACACTTAGCCATCTTGTGGTTCTCGCAAAAAATAAAGATGGTTGGTTAGACTTAATTTCGATAGTTTCAAGAAGCAATGATGAAGATGTGTTCTATTTTAGACCTAGAATTGATTTAAGTATTCTAGAAGAGCTTAACAAGAATCAAAACTTAATAGCTTTTAGCGGACATCCCGGCAGCGACCTCGCCAATGTTCTTTTTGTTAATTGGAAAAAGGCTTATAATTCTAAGTCATATGAAGAAGCGGCCAAGCACCTTAAAAGAAATTGGTTTGAAGAGGCCAGTATTCTTCTGTCTAAGTATATAAATATATTTGGCAAGGAAAACTTCTATATTGAAATTCAGCTTATAGATAAAGAGAACTTCCCCGCCTCCGAGTTAATAGCAGAATGCCTAAGAAGCCTTAGCTCCAAGAGTGGAACTCCTCCTGTTGCCACGGCTGACTCCCACTATCCCACCAAGGAAGATGCCCCAGACCAACGCATGCTTCTTTGCTCAGCGATGAAAACTACATTGCAAAAGGTCGAGCAAAAGCTAAATGAAGGAAGCGATATAGGTCTTTCCGGTTTCTTTAGGTCTGATAATTACCACATACCAACACCGGAAGAGATTGAACCCCTTCATACAAAAGAGGAGATATTAAACACACGTGTGATATCTGGCTTGTGTGAAGAATATAATATATTAGGGCATCCTATTCTTCCAAAGTTTTCATGTCCAGACAGCCTTAGTGAAGACGCATATCTTCGCTCTTTGTGTAGAGACGGGTGGAAGAGATTGCTCATAAAATCGGGCAAGATATCAGATGAACATTCTACACAGACATATTTGGAAACAATCAAAAAAGAATTAGAAGTAATCAAGGACGCTAATCTAGCTGGATATTTCCTAATCGTTAGAGACATAGTTAATTATGTCAGGCAAGAAGGATGGCTTCCGGGTCCGGGGAGAGGGTCGGCTGCCGGAAGCTTAATCTCATACTTAATAGGCATCACTCAGGTGGACCCCGTAGAATTCGGCTTAATTTTTGAGAGATTCTATAACGCCGGAAGAAATACAGACGGACATATTTCTTTACCTGATATTGATATAGATGTTCCCGCCACAAAAAGAGACGAAGTTATAAAATATATTCGCTCAAAATATGGCCATTACAATGTCGGACAGATGATTACCTTCTTAAAGCTTCAGGGAAGAAGCGCATTAAAAGAAGTTCTTAGAGCGCACGACGCCTGTTCATACGACGAAATGAATGCCATAACTAAAACGCTTCCACAAGAGCACGAAATTTCTGACCAACTTCAGGACATGGAAGAGCCTTCAATAATTATGTGGGCTTTAATTAACACACCTGAAGAGCTTAAAGACTATTGTAGGCTAGACAAAGAAAATAATTTAGTCGGCACATACGCAAAACTTTTTCAACAAGCAATGAGAATTGAAGGAACTTATAAATCCCAAGGCAAGCATGCCGCTGGCGTGGTCATTTCCTCGCACAATCTAGATAAAGTCTGTCCGATGATTAGAGAATCAAAGGGGTCTGACAAGATAGCTGGATTAGAAATGGTTGACTTGGAAGCCATGGGGCATGTCAAGTTTGATATTTTGGGTGTAAACCTTTTGGATAAAATTATGGGTATTAGTAGTCAATTATCATGTGGAGTAATCGAGGTTTAATTAATGGTTTCCAATAAGCAACTATACAAAAAGATTATCCAAGACGGATGCGCTGTCGAGTATAAGCAACTGAGCATATGCATTCTCAGTGATTATTATAAAGGATATTTTGACGGTAAAATTTATCAAGTTGATTGTGAACATCCAAAGGTTAAGCATAGCGAGTTGTATAAGAGCTTAGACAAAGCTGTGACTAAGTTCTTAGAACTCAAGAGGAAAATATAATGAGTTTTAGCAAAGGTAGAATTGGAGAAGACTTTGCTAAAAGCGTATTAGAAAGTTGTGGAATAAAGTGTTCCAAAAATGACGACTACGAAAAGAGATACGACTACGACTTAGAGTGCAAAGTTGGAAGAAGGGGCTTTACTATAGAAGTAAAGTACGACTATAAGGCGGAAGAAACTGGCAATATAGCTATAGAACACCACAACACAAAAGTGGACCGCCCAAGCGGGATAACCGCCACGAAAGCCGACTTATGGGTTTACGTTCTTGGGGCTGGCAATAATCTAAATTCGTGGGTAGTAAAATCAGAATCCCTAAAGGACTTCTTGGAAGAAGTTCCTCCGTTTAAAGAGGTTGTATACGGTGGAGACAACAACGCCGCTTTGTACATATACAAAAAGGAAGACATACTGGGACCATTATTTATTAGAATGGATGATTTAGAAGAAGACGGATTGAAAGCCCTAATAAAAGGACTGCTATGAATTACAGAGACATAATTGTTTTTGATTTTGAAACAGGAAGCAGAAACCCACACAAGACACAGCCTACACAAATAGCTGCGGTAGCTATTCATGGAAGAAAGCTAACCGTACAACCGGGTGGATATTTCAATAGTGAAATCAGACCCATAATTGACGATGACGAAGCTATTGAATCTGGTCTTGACCCCCTAGAGGAAGAGGCTCTGGCAATCACACACAAGGACAGGGAGTCTTTGGCCAAAGCCCCCCATCCCAAACAGGTGTGGGGGAAGTTCTCAGATTTTGTTAATAAGTACAACTTTAAAAAAACTTCTTTCTATGCGCCAATACCTGCTGGGTATAACATAAACGGCTTTGATATGCCAATAGTTAATAGAATGTGTCAGCAATATGGTCCTAGAGATGATAAAACTGGCGGGCAAAAACTCTTTAATAAAGCATACAAACTAGACGTAATGGACCTAGTTTGGGTTTGGATGGAAAATAATCCAGACGTAAAGTCTATAAGCATGGATTCAATGAGAGACTATATGGGGATAGATAAAGAGGGTTCCCATGATGCTCTAAAGGATGTTAAAGATACTGCAAATATAATGATAAGATTTTTGAAGTTTCACAGGGCGTTAGCACCTAAAACACAATTTGAAAAGGCTTTTGCAGATGGAAAATCTTACATTTAAATGTGGATGCAAGTTTAAATTAAAGGACCGCTCTCCCTCTGGAAATAATAGTACTCCAAGTATAGATATTGATATATCTAAAATTGACTACTCGTGTTCCAAAACTTGGGACATAATCTGTGAAGGCAAAACAAAAGGTGTTTTTCAGCTTGAAAGTAATTTAGGTCAGTCTTGGGCAAAAAGAGTAAAGCCAAAGAGCATAGAAGAACTGGCCGCTTTGTCTGCTCTTCTGAGACCGGGATGCTTAAAGGCAATCGTGGACGGCAAGTCCATGACGCAGCATTATGTTGACCGTAAACACGGCGAAGAGGAAATAAGCTATCTACACGACTCCTTAGAGCCGATACTGAAGTCAACCCAAGGGGTTCTGGTATATCAAGAGCAATCAATGAAGATTGTGGAAGTCATAGCGGGCTTTAATCTCCAAGAGGCAGACAATCTGCGCAAAGCAATCGGCAAGAAAAAAGCCGACCTCATGGCAGACATTAAGAAAAAGTTTTTAAAGGGGGCGAAAAAAAAGGGTGTTGTATCTACAGAAATTGCGGAGGAGATATTCAGTTGGATTGAAAAATCGAATCGGTATGCTTTTAATAAGTCCCATGCTGTTAGTTATGCTGTTTGTGGTTATTGGTCTGCTTACGCTAAGGCACATTTTCCCCTCAATTTTTACTGCAATTACCTATACTACGCTAGAGGAAAGCCAGATTCCCAAGAGGAAATTAGAGAGCTAATTTCTGATGCAAAACTAAACGAAATAACAGTCACCACCCCCTCTATAAAACATATGTCTGAGAGCTTTGAAATTAGAGATGGGTTAATAACCTTTGGATTTAAAGATATAAAATATATAGGCGAAAGCCAAGCCAAAAAGCTGTTCAACTCTATCAGAGAACAAGAGCAGGTATTTGGCAAAGAGATGTCCGACTGGACTTGGTATGAATTTTTGATTAATGTTTCGGGATTGAACACAACCAAAGTAATTTCTTCCTTAATATTGGTTGGTGCTTTATCGTTTTTTCCAGACCACAAGTCAAGAAGCAGAACTCTATATGAATTTGAAACTTGGCAAAAACTTACGACCAAAGAAAAAGACTGGGTTAAAGAAAGATACAAAAACTGGGACAATGTTCTTGACGCACTAAAGGCATTGACTCCCACCAAAAAAGATGGCGGCGGAACATCTAATAAAAACAGATGTGAAATAGTCAAAGACCTCGTCTACCAACTGAAAAACCCCCCGTATGAACTAAAAGATTTTCCAAACGACATCGCCAATGAGGAAGACAGGCTTCTGGGTGTCTCTATTACGTATTCCAAGATAGACTCATGTGATACGAGCATGTCAAATGGCACTTGCAAGGAGTTCATCGATGGAAAGCCGGGAAAGATGTCTCTAGCTGTCGAAGTAAAATCTTGTAGAGAGTGGGCTATAAAAAATGGCAAGATGAAAAATAAAAAGATGGCTTTCATAACCGTTGAGGACAACTCCTGCGAGCTTTCTTCAGTGATAGCCTTCCCAGAAACTTGGGAAGAAAACAAAGAGTTGCTTGTTAAAGGAAATACTGTTCTTATCATAGGAGAGCGGTCAAAAAAGAAGGATAGCTTTATTGTTCAAAGGGTTTCTCAAATTTGAATACATGATACTTTATAACATAAAATGTGTTCTGAATCAATATACGACTTCTTCAAAAGTCACAAATATTTTGTATCGGTCTATCCTGATATAGACGCAAATGCATGTCTAGTAGAATATCCACAAAGAACCTGCGTAAAGCCCGTCTTTGATGGACTAACTAGTGTGTATTGTTTTGAAGAATTAAATGAGGCTTATGATACATCTGGAATAAGTTATGTTGCCACAAGCTTCCCTTCTCACGCCCCAGAGGAAGAAAGCCAAACTCTTGAAACTAACGTTTTTATTCCGTGTCCTAGATATGCCGCAAGGACTCTAGCATATTATGACATATACTATAAAACTAAAAGTATAAAACTTTCACCAGAGATTATATTTCTGCTAAACGAAAAGGGACTGGGGGAAACCACGTTCTCGCTGTATAATATATTTAAACCCAGCCTATCGAAGGAGGATGGGCGGAAGGAATCAAAACTTGCTGGCTTTATGTTTCTAAAAATAGAAGATGAGGAGACAGATTTGGCGTCTGGGGCAATAGAAGAAGATGTCCTCGAAGGATATCGGTTACTGGACACGATTCCGCTCTAAGGAGATTTTGGAATGAACTCTTGCAGTTTTGTAGGACGCTTTGTGAAAGACCCGGAGGTCCGCAAGGCAAATGGCGTAGACGTTTTAGATTTTACCTTGGCTATCCCAGAGTATAGAAAGACCAAGGAAGGCAAAGTTAAAACTGTGGACTTTCTAGATTTTGTAGCTTGGGATAGCGGCGCTTCAACTATTGCAAAGTATTGCCTTAAAGGAGACAAGATTGCTGTAACCTGCTCCGCAAGGCAGGAAAGATGGAACGACGACAGTGGCAACAAAAGGCACACCATTAAATTTCGTGTTAACAAGTTCGATTTAATTAACAGCTTTCGAAATTCTGACGAAGATTACGAAGAGGATTCTTCAGTACGCGCAGAATCGGAGACTGAAGAAGCTACAGTGTAATATGGAAGAGAACAATGTTGGGCTAAAGTCTGAACAGCAACAGGTCATGGATAACTATGGCCTTGTTGTTTCTCAGGCTTTAGCCTTTTGTTCTTCAAGGTCTTCAGATTTAGAGGACTATATACAATCTGGACTTATTGGCCTTCTCAAAGCAATAAGAAAGCACGACCCTAAAAGAAGCAAGCTTTCAACTTATGCCACAACATGCATAAGAAATGAAATAATTAAGTATATAAACAAGAACAAGAAGCATAACGTAAAGAAAGTTCCCCTTGAAGATATAGAGGTTCCAGAGAAGAGCATAGACTGGGATACTCTAACCGACTCTTTGTCAGAAGAAGAAAAATCTATACTTAAGCTTAGACTTGGTAACAACTCTTATAGAGAGATTTCAGACAATATGGAACTCTCTAGAAATTATATAAAATCTTCAATGAAAACAATCCTAATTAAACTCAGGAAAGATTTGGGATAGATGGTTGGTTCACAGAACTTAACAAGAAAGAGAAGAATCCTTTTCTGTGGGGAGGCTTCCTATCTAAGCACTGGCTACGCTACGTATACCAGAGAGGTTTTGCGTAGGCTTCATGCAACTGGCAAGTATGATATAGCAGAACTTGGAACCTATGGTAAGCCAGAGGAGCCTGAAATTAAAGATGTTCCTTGGAAATTCTATCCAAATATACCGGACATAAATAATACAAAAGCTGTTGAAGAATACAACTCAAACAATATAAACCAGTTTGGTGCTTGGAAATTTGAATCGATATGTCTGGATTTTAAACCAGATATAGTATGTGACATACGTGACTTTTGGATGATGGAGTTTCAGGAAAGGTCTCCGTTTAGAAAGTTCTATAACTGGACCATAATGCCAACGGTTGATGCCGCTCCTCAACACAAGCAGTGGATTCATACTTATGCTAATGCCGATGGTGTGTTTACCTATTCTGATTGGGCACTGTCTTCTCTCAAAGAACAAAGCGGAGCAGCTATAAACTGCCTTGGAAGCGCTCCACCCTCCGCAGATTCATCTTACTCTCCAGTGCAAGATAAAGAGGCTCACAAAAGAAGTCTTGGATTTGAAGACGGTGTAAAAATAATTGGAACAGTTATGCGAAACCAAAGACGCAAACTGTATCCAGACCTTTTTGAAGCATTCAGAATGTTCTTAGACAAGAGTGGAAGAACCGATGTCTATTTGTATTGCCACACCAGCTACCCCGACCTCGGCTGGGACTTGCCAGAAATAATGATGAAGTGTGGGGTGGCAAGTAAATGCCTGTTTACATATATTTGTAGCGAATGCGGCTATGTGTTCCCAGACTTCTTTAAAGATGCAATCTCTCAGTGCAAAAAATGCAATAAATTCTCTGCAAAGCTTTCCAATGTTAGAAACGGCGTACCAGTAGAGATACTTTCTTCAATAGTTAATTGCTTTGACCTGTATGTACAATATGCAAACAGTGAGGGGTTTGGATTGCCGCAAGTAGAAGCCGCCGCCTGTGGAGTTCCAGTCATGAGTGTCGACTACTCTGCTATGAGCAGCGTCATAAGAAAACTCGGAGGAACTCCTCTCAAGCCGAAAACTCTCTACAAAGAGTTAGAAACTGGATGCATGAGAGCGGTTCCTGATAATGAACACACTGCTCAAAAGTTCGTAGAGTTTTTTGATTTGCCACAGGCAATGCGTATGAAAAAGGGATTTGAGTCAAGGAAGCTTTTTGAAGAACATTATCAATGGAACCAAACAGCTGATAAATGGGAACAAAGATTTGATTCTGTAGAAATTCTGCCCGAATCTGAGACTTGGAAATCACCGCCAAGAATTCACTTACCCAGCGACAGATACCCAGAGGGCATGGACAACAAAAATTTAGTGGACTGGCTTATAATAAATGTCTTGGGGGAACCAGAAAAGCTAAACTCCTATATGTCTTCTAGGCTTGTCAGAGACCTGAACTATGGACAGACTACAGAAGGAATGGGAGGAATATACTATAATGAAAACTCCCTTTTAGATTCGGCTCCCAAGACTATGGTATTTAATCCACACGACGCTTACAAGCACATGCTAGAGTTGTGCAATAGAAGAAACTATTGGGAGAAAATGAGGCATAAGGTTCTGTTATGAAGGTATTATTCGTAGGACACTATAGAGAAGGAACTGGCTGGGGAAATGCAGCTATAGACTATATTCTGTCAATGGATTCTGCCGGAATAGATGTTGTTTGTAGACCAATAAAGCTTAACTCTAGAAACGTAGACCTTCCAGAAAGAATACTTGAACTTGAAAACAAAAGTTCTTCTGGGTCCGACGTATGCATACAGAATGTTTTACCACACCACATGGATTACAATGGAAGGTTTAAGAAAAATATAGCGCTTTATTTTATAGAGACCTCTTCTTGCGCTCATTCCATTTGGCCCAATAGAATAAATCAGCTTGATGAAGCTTGGGTGTGTTGTAATCATAATATAACAGCTTCTAAAAACAGCGGCATAAATATACCGTTATCAGTAATCCCTATCCCTTGCGATGTTTCTAGATATGAAAGTAGTTATGATAGGCTTAATGTAGAAACAACCGAAAATACATTTTGCTTCTACTTTATTGGAGAAGTGACTAGAAGAAAAAATCTTGCAGCATTAGTTAAAGCATTTCATTTGGAATTTTCTCCTAATGAACCAGTATCTTTAGTTATAAAAGCAAACAAGTTTGGAGAAACTCCAGAGTCTCTATTCTTGCACATACAAGAAATTTGCGAACAGGTAAAAAGAAATCTAAAGCTGTATAAGGACACTAAGGACTATAAGAAAGAAGTTGTTTTAACACAATACCTAACAGATGAAGAGATGCTTAAGCTTCATTCTTCAATGGACTGTTTTGTAATGCCAAGTTTTGGAGAGGCTTGGTGCATACCGGCATTTGACGCGATGGGATTTGGCAATACTCCTATTTGTACAAACGTTGGCGGTATGGCAGACTTTGTTCAAGATGGTGGAATTCTTGTTGACGGAAGTCCAGAGCCAGTGTTCGGAATGGTGGATACTTTTCAAGACATATGTACTGGACAAGAAGACTGGGTCAATGTTAACATAAGACTTCTGCAAACTTCAATGAGACATGTGTACACTCTAAAAAATACAAACAAGAATGTATATGAACACAAAAGAAACATTTGTAGAAAAGATTCATATAACTATTCTTATGAAAACATCGGAAGCCTAATTAAAGAAAGGTTGGAGAATGCCAGCTAGCCCTATGTCTGCTATATCTAGGGCGGCTACCCGAGAATCGGGCGAGCCTCTTAATATACTAACCTTTCCTACGCATGAAAGGTATGAAACCACCCTGTCAAAAACGGGACATAACTTTTATGCGCTGACTAACGACACAATGAAAGACTGGAATGTTGACCACGGAGATATTCCAGACAATTATCATATTTATAAAGCTGCTGGAAACTCCATAAGCGTTCCTCTTCATTTAGACTTCGATTTAATATTCTCTCAGAGCAAGTTTGGACAGTTCGAACTATCTAAGAACATGGCAAAGTCTCTACATCTTCCAATAGTAACCCTAGAACATACCCTTCCACTCCACAAGATTCCTGACGGGTGGCCACAGGAACAGTTCTTGTCCTTCAGCCAGATGACCGGGTGCAGAAACGTCTTTATATCTGATTACAGCATGAAGGAATGGGAGTGGGACAAAAGAGAGGACAGCAGGGCTATTTACCACGGGATAGATTCAGAGATATTTTCTCCAGACGAAAGCTGCCAGAAGATAGACCATGTGCTATCTGTGGCGAACCAGTACAAGCAGAGAGACTACTGTCTAGGATACAGCCTATGGGAACAGGTTACCAATGGACTGCCGATAAAGCTGGTTGGTGACAACCCCGGAATGTCCGAGCCGTCGAGTTCTATCGAAGACTTAGTTTCTTCTTACAGAACCGCTAAGGTTTTTCTCAACACCTCAACGGTTTCGCCAATTCCAATGTCACTCCTTGAGGCGATGTCATGTGGATGCGCCGTTGTTTCTACCGCAACCTGTGTTGTTCCAGAAATAATAGAGAATGGGGTGAATGGTTTTATTACAAACTCCTCAGAGGAGATGAAATACTACCTAGAACTTCTTCTTTCAGATGAAGGAGATTCCATACGTTCTTCAATGGGACAAGAAGCCAGAAATACAATTCTTTCAAAGTTCTCTGTAGATAGGTTTATTTCTGAGTGGAATGAAGTTTTTGAAGAGGCTTCTCAAACAGTATATACAGGTGCATAATGAAGGTAAATCTTACTATAAAACCTAGTAATGTCTCAGGATATCTAAACATCAACGCTGCTGAAGGAGGAGATATCGCTGCATTCGGCAACATGGTCAGCGATTCTGAAGCCGTTGAAATATTAGCAACAGATATAATTAACTTTGTTCCTATGGAAAAAATAGAAGAGCTAATAGATGGCTGGATTAAAAAACTGAGACATGGTGGAAAGTTAGTAATAGGTGGAGTAGATGCTTTCGAAGTTTGCAGAGCAGTGTCTCACACCTCTCTTTCTATAAAAGAGTTTAATCAAATTATTCACGAGGGCAGGTCCAGCCAGATTTCAATATCTGACCTTTCAGAAATTTTATCAAAAAAGGGCTTGACTATTTTAAAGAAAAGGCTAAGCGGATTTAATATGATTGTGGAGGCTCAAAGGCCATGAGTAAAGATACTACAAATAGCGGCACTAAAGAGGGTGAATCTTTTGAAATAACAACTGCGTGCGTTGATTGCGTTTTTGCTAAGTTTGTTGGTAACACCCAGTCCGATTGCGAGCTTGGAAGGATAGAAAAATTTAAACAGAACGGCACTAAGGTTGAAGAAGCTTACAATGATGAAAAAGAATTCTTTATAGTTAAGGGATTCTGCAATGGTCATCGAAACGATTTTTGGAAAGAAACCGGAACCTACCATAGGCCTTTCTACAAGAATCCCACAGAAAGAGTAAGGCAAGAGAACCTAATACGATGTGGATTCAATGTTCTTATGACAAAAGGTCACAGTATAGAAGACCTGAAAAAAACTATAGACTCTATAGTCAATCAAGAAGAGATAAATCCATACTATATCATAGTGTCTTGCAGCGCTGATGTAGAGAGATATGAGATTGTCAATTATCTACAAAACCTCTTGCAGCCAAAAGAAATAAAGTTCTTTTTTGTTAGCATAGCGGATGGAGAAGCCACCGCAGACAGATGTCTGGACGTTTCTTTTGCCAGAGCAAAGAATGGATACTATGCAATCTTTTCTTCTGGAGATATTGTTCCTTCAAACTTTTTGTTCAAAATAAATCATGCCTTAAATGAAGAAATGTTGAGAATTGTGGCGCTAGGGCCAGAAGAAAATAGTATCAGTGGTTTATTTATGAACGCAACAACCTATAAACTTTTGCGTGGAAATATTGTTAAGCCAATTATGGAAAAAATACACATGCTTGCAGACGCAAGGGGCGAGCACTATCTAATCAAAAAGTGGGACGAACTACCCGATGAATCGAAAGCCGATAGTTACTCTTCTAATAGCTAACTATAATTATGCCCACTATATTGAGAGCGCAGTACAAAGCGCTATCAATCAAGACTACGATGGGCCAATTCAAGTTTGCGTCATAAATGATGGGTCAACTGATGACTCGTGGTCTGTTATTAGGTCAATGTGTAGAGCAGATGACACTCCCATCATTACTCAAAATATATCTGAGAATAGAACTCTCATAGCAATAAACAGAGAAAATGGTGGAGCAAGTGTAGCAAGAAATACCGGGATAGATTACACTTGGGATTTTACTGACATTTATGGGATACTTGACGCTGACGATTATTATTACGAATCAAAAGTAAGAAAATGTGTGGACAAGCTGATAGAAAATCAGCCTCATGTTGGCGTTGTGTATGCAGATTACGATATAACTTACACTGAATCTAACACCGTTGTAAGAGAATATAAACCTCCATATAACAGAGCGGCACTAATGAACCAATGCATGATTCACAGCGGCGCTTTGATAACAAAACAAGCTCTAGACTTTGCAAGAGATGACAAGGGTCAAATTTTTGACCCAGACTTACATGGTCCGGGTAGCCAAAGTTTTATTGGATGCTCTGAAGACTACGATTTGTGGATAAGAATAAGTGAAAAATTTATGATGTTTCATATCCCAGAATCTCTAGCCATGATGAGAGAAACCGGAAGCAATCAAACCACAAATGTCACACTTGAGAGTCATCAGAGAACGCAATCAATCATTATGGAAAAAATGAAACGTCGTGCGGCTGATGTATGAATAGATTTATATCTGAAATTAAAAAAAGCTACGATGATAATATTTCAGTGGCTATACTTGGTAACGAGACCGATTACAGGGTCAGGTCTTACGGACCAAAGTGTCTACTAAAGCACGGCAGTTCTACTATAATACAAAATCAAATTAAGCTTATAGGAGAAACATCCTGCATATCTGACTTGGTTGTTGTGCTTGGTTTTGAATGTGAAAAGATTATTAATTACATACCAGAACATGTTAGAATAGTAGAAAATCAACTTTACTCTGAAACAAACTCTTCGGAAAGCTTAAGGCTCGTAATAAATAATATATGCGGAGACAGGCTGTTAATTATAGATGGCAACATACTGATAAGCAGGAATGCTTTCAAAAAACTTGACTTCTCCCGTTCGTTTGCTCTATGTCATAAAAACGGCAAGCCAAAAAACGAGATAAGCGCATCTAAAATTGGGGACCACATAGGAAACTTTTCTTTTGGTCTTGAAAACTGCTGGGACGGAGTTGTTTTCTTGCAAGGAAAAGAATTCGGACTTCTCAGAAAGGCTTGTACAGACAAGGGAAAGGGTAGATTTTTTGTTTTTGAATTGTTAAACCTAGTAATAGATAATGGTGGAAAAATTGAAATACAGGAATGCAAGGCTGGAGACATAAAAGTTATTAATTCCATCAAGGACATAGCATGAGAGTAATGATATCTAGCGATGGTTCTACCGCGCACTTCTTTATCAGGAAGGGCTGGGCGAGCGCCTTCAGTTACGCCGGTCACGAAACCATCCTGTGGGACATCAAGACTAAAAATGCTTTCGATGCCTTTGATGAATTTGAACCAGACTTATTTATAGGTCAAACTTATAATATAGATGAGTCTTTAATTAAGTGCATCAGCGCTCGTCCAGAAATGAAAGTGATTATGAAAGCCCCGGACTGGGGTGATATACAAAAAGATATAGACCCAGAAAAGTACAATGTTTTATTTGTATCTGATAAAGATAAGCATTACGTAGAAGCCTTAAAAAGACAAACGGGAAAGCCCGACTTTGTCTTTGCTCACTACACACAGAAATGTATTGAAAGAACCCACAACGGATGGGAAAATCTTGGGGTCAGGTCTGTGGGCCTTTTGAACGCCGCAGACATTTTTGATTACACCAATGGTAGAGAAGTCCCCCATCTAAGAAGCGACATGTCTTTTGTTGGGGGATACTGGGGATATAAAAGCAAAAGCTTTAATAGATACTTTATGCCCTTTCTCTATCCAGTAGATAAGTATAACGTAAAGATATTCGGTAACCAGCCTTGGCCAAGTACGCAATACTTGGGATTTGTTTCGGACGGTGTTGTAAAGGACGTAATGGCATCAGCTACTATTTGTCCTAACATAAGCGAGCCACACGCTCAGGACTTTGGAATAGACATAAATGAAAGAACTTTTAAAATTCTATCGAATAGGTGTTTTTGTATTTCTGATTATGTGTCCTCTTTAGCGGAGGAAGTTTATACAAATAACGAGGTTCCCTTTGCAAAAACTCCAGAAGAGTTCTTTGACTTGGTTAATCACTTTCTAAATAACCCGAGAGAAAGGCTGGAATACATTGAAAGAGGATACGAAACCGTAATAAACAAGCATACTTATTTCCATAGAGTAATGCAGATATGTGGCGAACTGTCCTTGGAGAAAGAAAAAACTGATTGCAAACAAGCCCTCGTGAAATTTATGGAGACAAGAGTATGAGAATATTAGTTACGGGAGCTTATGGATTTCTTGGAAGACACGTCTCCTCAGAGCTAAAGAAACAGTCTTTTACAGACGACGGACCAGAGGAGCATAACGAGATAATTGAACTAGGCGGCTCTAGTGAAAGCTTTTCTCTCAATCTGGCAAAAGAAGTAGACTGTATACATGTTCTTAAAACCTACAAGCCAGATACGATAATACATCTAGCTGCTAGAGTCGGAGGAATAGGAGCAAACCAAAGGTATCCCGGCTTGTTTTTCTACGAGAACATGGCAATGGGCCTGAACCTGATTGAACAGTCTAGAAAAATGGGATGTAAAAAATTTCTTTTGGTCAGCACGGTTTGCGCATACCCCAAGCACACCCCAGTTCCTTTTAAAGAGGAAGATATGTGGGACGGGTATCCCGAAGAGACCAATGCTCCCTATGGGATAGCCAAGAAAGCTCTCATGGAAATGCTACAGGCTTATAGGAAACAGTATGATTTTAATGGCATTACTTTGGTCCCTGTAAACATGTATGGGCCTCACGATAATTTTAATCCAGAATACAGTCATGTTATTCCTGCGCTGATATTAAAATTTCAAGAGGCTATAGATAACGAAAGCAGCGTCGTTAGCGTCTGGGGAAATGGAGAGGCGTCACGGGAGTTTCTTTACGTGGAAGATTGCGCAAAAGCCATCGTTGATGCTATTCGTTATTACAACAAGCCAGACCCCGTAAACATTGGAACGGGAAGAGAAATCACAATTAAGGATTTAGTCGGCCTGATTGCAAAGCTTATGGGGTTTGATGGAACGATAGTTTTTGACACCTCTAAACCTAATGGTCAGCCGAGAAGATGTCTGGATGTGAGTAAGGCCAAAGAGGAATTTTCTTTTATGGCAAGAACAAGCCTCGAAGAGGGGATGAAAAAAACTATAAAATGGTTTAGGGAAAATAAGAATGCTGTCATCCATAATTTTTAGTAGAGACCGAGCATCTCAGCTTCATCTTCTTCTGCATAGCTTATCTAAAAATTTCCTTCTGTCTGGAACAAATGTAATATATAAGTACACAGATGAGGAACATAAGATAGGCTACCAAATGGCCCAGAGAAGCTTCCCCGGATACGACGGGGTAAACTGGATTCAAGAAGAAGACTTTCAAAAAGATACTCTGGACACTGTTGACAAATCAGAAAATCTGGTCTGCTTCTTTACAGATGACGACATATTTTATAGGCCGTCACATGTAGGCAGGGATGATATAAAAGAATTGTTTGACTCAGTTGAAAACATTGGGTGCTTATCATTCAGGCTTGGCGAGAACACTACTATTCAAGACCAATATACCGGACAGGTTTGCGTAACACCGAAGAAGGTTGCTATATATAAAGACAACTTCTTTGTTTGGGATTGGAAGAACTACACTGGCATGCTGAGCAATTTTTACTATCCCTTTTCCGTAGACGGCCATGTGTACAGAAAGACTGAAATACAACAGCTTCTGTCAAAATATCAATTTTCTAATCCAAACAATCTTGAGGGCGATGGAACCAATCATACGAAGGTTCTGCCGCCATATATTTGCTGCCTCCAGCATAGCTGTGTGGTGAACATCCCAATCAATATAGCGGGCGATTCTAAAAATCGGGCCGGTGAAAAATTTGGAATCTCTTTGAAAGACATGAATCGTAGATACATAGATGGAGAAACCATATCTTTGGAATCCATAGATTTTTCCAACGTTGTGGGATGCCATCAGGAACTGGAGATATTTCCAAATGCTAATTGATTTTGAATATATACATTACAAACATGATTTAAACATAAGAGGACTTATTCATATAGGCTCTTTTATAGGGGAAGAATATCCAACCTATTTTAGATTTGGGGTGAACAACCTTATATTTTTTGAACCGCAACCGAATATATTTTCAATCCTCAAAGATAACGTTGGTTTCTCAACAGTTGTAAATAAGGCAGTTGGAAATCAAAATAAGAAGGTTGAGCTTAATGTTTCTCACACACCCGGAGGGGTAGGAAATGGTTCTGGAGCTTCCAGTTCTGTCCTAAAGCCAAAGAAACATCTTGAACAATATCCACACATTACCTTCAACGAGACAATTGAAGTTGATATGATTAGGCTAGATGATTACTGGAAAGATTCCGGCCTTCCGCAACAGGGGTTCAACTTTTTAAACATAGATGTTCAGGGGTTTGAGCTTGAGGTCTTGAAGGGTGCTGCCGAAACTCTAAATTACGTTGACTATATACTCACCGAAGTCAATCGCGAGGAGTTATACGAGGACTGTGTTCTGGTTGAGAAGTTGGACGAATTTCTTGGTGCGTATGGGTTCGTCAGAGAAGAAACTTCGTGGGGAGGCGGAAGCTGGGGTGACGCCTTTTATGTAAAAAATGATTAACGTACTAACCCTTAGCGATAGAAACTATATAATAAACGGACTATGTCTGTATGACTCTCTTGTCAAGTACACAGGTGACAATTTCACACTGTATTATCTTGCAATGGATTCATTTACTGAAGACAAACTCAGAGAGCTTGAGCTTCCAAACCTAGTTGTCTATACTCTTGAAGATATAGAAAAAGACCCCAACTTCGAAATCCTCAAGAAGAATAATGAGTCCAGACCAATCGATACAAGCGATGGGCAAAGCCCGTTCCACTGGATGCTGGCGTCTTTCTTCTGTCACTTTTTGATGCTAAGGCTTAGCCTTGAGCACGTTTTGTATGCAGACTCTGATATTTTCTTTTACGACTCTGCTGAGAGAATTACAGAGGCCGTCGAGGGGAAAAGCATAGGGGTAATAACTCACAAACATATCGAACTCAATAAGACAGCCAGAAATCCGGGCTATTTTAATGTTGGGATTGTTTATTTTAGAAATGATTCCATAGGAAAGTCCTGTCTTAGATTTTGGAGAGACTGTTGCATACACCCAAACAACCAGTTCTCTGATATATTTGGTTCTTGCGGAGACCAAAAGTATCTTGAGCTATTTGAAGAGTTCTTTGACCCAGATAGCATACAAATTCTTTGCCACAAGGTAGGAAATGGCGCCCCTTGGAACTTCACAATGTTTGATTTCTCCAGTCTAACTAGAGTAGTCTGGCGAGACCCTCTACACTATGTTCTCAAAGATTCTGATACTCTGGAGCAGGACATTGTGTTCAACCACTTTAGTCACTTCTCTCCTAACTATAATGAAAACTCTTTTTCGATGGATAGAGGAGGGGAGTGGGGTCCGGGTATTCGTAGCCATCCGGGTGTTGAAGATATTTATGTAGACTATATGCACCACATGACAGAAACTAAAAAGAAGTATGTATTATGAAAATAGCCTTCGGGATGATTGTGTTTAATGGCGGCTTTGTTCTAGAAGAGTGCCTAAAGTCCGTGTATCCGTTTGCCCACCAGATTCTCATAGCAGAGGGTCCGGTTGGGTATTGGCAGTCGCAGGGGTTTACAACCTCAACGGATGAAACAAATGAGATTTTACAATCTTTCCCAGACCCAGAAGGAAAGATTACAATTGTTCGTGGACAATACTCTGAGAAGGACGAACAATGCTCTGCATACATGAAGCATCTAGACCCGTCGTGTGATTATGTCTGGAACCTTGACTCGGATGAGATATTTAAACCGGAGGATATCGAAACCATAATCAAGCTGCTAACTGACCACAGGTTTACAACCGCCGGATTTCAAAGCTGTAGCTTTTATGGAGGGTTTGACAGAATCCTTGGCGGGTTTGAGGAAAACGCCGAGTTTCGCCGCATCTGTAAGGTTTACCCCGGCTCTCGCTGGAAGACCCACAGACCGCCCACGATGGCCCACACAAGCCCCCACGCTTGGCCCGAGAGCCACATGGACTTCAAATGGCTTTGGGAGAATCATGGCATAAGAATGTATCACTACTCTTATGTTTTTCCAGACCAAGTATATAACAAGGTCCAATACTATAAAGCTGCTGTTAGTATGGATAACTGTATAGACGATTACTTTTCCAACGTTTATTTACCGTGGGTAACCTCTGAAGACAACGGAAAAGAATCAATAGAAAATCATTACAACGGAGTTCACGAATTCAAACCTCAGTTCAGGGGAGAATGCAGAACCAAGATGTTTGATGCAGAACATCCCCAGATTGTACAAGAAAATATGGAATTTCTAAAACAAAGGTTTGACTCTCAGCTTAGGAAGTATGTATGATTGTCCAGCACATAGAACCAGAGCTTAATGTAAGTGAAAACGTTGCCATTGTCGCCTCAAGCCCAAGGCTTTTAACAACGGAGTACGGCGAACTTATCGACAGCTTTGATGACGTTGTTAGATTCAACAGGGCGCCAACTGATGGATATGAAAAACATGTTGGAACGAAGACAACCATAAGGGTTGCAAACAATCATGTTTTTGGAAACATTCCACACACAGGATGGGAAACAGATGGCCAGCCAACCTTCTTTATAAAAGAGCAAGAAAATATTAATGTTGTTTGGTTGGGTCCGGGCGCTTCTGGGGGAGAACCGGGATGGGTAAACAGAGAACAAAATATACACGAAACTTCTAAACCGTTTTTGTCTAACTATGACACAATTTATTCCAACCTAACCCCCATGACAAACGGAACCAGACCAAGCGCTGGCTTTGGGTTTCTGTGGCTTCTTATAAAGAGCGGGCTTAGGCCCACCATTTTTGGATTTGGGGTCGGTGAAGAGGGCTGTGTGCATTACTGGGAGCTAAATTCTGTTAGCAGTCATCTTTTTACAGAGGAGAGACAAGTAATCTCTAAATGGGTAAATGAAGGGTTGGTTATATTTTACAAATGAAAAGTAACATAACAATAATATCTGAAATAGGAATTAATCACAATGGAGACTTAGATGTCGCCAAGAGATTAATTGACATTTCTAAGATTGCTGGATGTGATGTAGTAAAATTTCAGAAAAGAAATCCCGACGTATGCGTGCCAGAACATCAAAAGGGAACAATTAAGAACACCCCTTGGGGTGACATGACCTATATTGAATATAAACACAGGATGGAATTTGGCGAGACCGAGTATAAAGAAATACAGTCTCACTGTAAAAATATTGGCATCGACTGGTCTGTATCGGTTTGGGATTTGGACAGTTTAGATTTTATACGAGACTATGATATTTCCCTAGTAAAGATTCCCTCGGCTTTACTGACGGACCATGAACTAATAGAGGCATGTAAGTCTCTAGATAAAAAAATAGTTTTGTCTACCGGAATGAGTACAGTAGAAGAGATTGACTTAGCTGTAGATTGCTTGGATGGTCATGATTTTTCTTTGTTGCACTGCAACTCTACATATCCGGCTCCAATTGAAGACATAAACCTTAGATGTATATCTAGACTTAAGGAAAGATATGAGTGCGAGGTTGGATATAGCGGCCACGAGTTCGGCTTAACAACTACAATAGCGAGCATTTGTCTTGGAGCAACGGTAATCGAAAGACACATAACTCTAGACAGGACAATGTGGGGAACGGACCAGATGTGCTCTGTAGAACCTCACGGATTAATAAAACTTGTGAAGGGAATACGAGAACTAGAGATGGCTCTGGGGGATGGGGTCAAGAAAATAACAGAAGGTGAGAAACTAGTCAGGGATAAGCTTAGGAAATGAGAACAGTATCTCTTCTACCGGCGAGGGGAGGAAGCAAAGGAATCCCCAATAAGAACATAGCTCCCCTAAACGGGAAGCCTCTTATTCATTATGCGATACAGGCGTCTCTTAATTCAGAATCTCAGGAGACTTGGGTTTCAACTGATAATGATGAAATCAAGCGGGTTTCAATTGAGTGCGGAGCAATGGTAATAGACAGGCCAGCAGAAATTTCCAAGGACTATTCACAGAGTGAAGAAACACTTCTTCATTTTTGTGATAACGTTGATTTTGATATACTGGTCTTTATACAACCAACCTCCCCACTCCTAGAGTCTGCATATATAGATAGAGGTATTCAAATGATGAATGAGTACGACTCTGTTTTTAGTGTATATAAAGAGCACTGGGTTCCGAGATGGACAAAAGAGGTTAACCCAGATGGATGGGATGCCAACAACAGGCCGATGCGACAACAAATGGATGAGAAATATGTTGAGAACGGAGCTTTCTATATAACAAAGAAGGACAATTTATTGCAGTCGAAACTAAGATATAGCGGAAATATTGGAGTGGTGGAAATGCCACTGTATAAGAGTTTTCAAATAGATACAGAAGAAGACCTAGTCCTCATAGGCAATATGTTATAATGGCCCATATATTCAAACGCCCCACAGATTCCGCCAAAGGAATCGTAGTAATTTCTCACCAAGAAGCCTACAGGGGCAAAGACCATTATCCTGATATGATGAACAGGATAAGCGAAAAATATTTCATAGGTGTCCACTATGGTGGATTTTCTAATGGCGCTCCATATCCGGGCTTTGCCAGCTTCTTTATGGGAAGACCTTCAGTAACAGATATATCACGAAGATATCCAGACGCTTTTGAAATTCCAATTGTAAGCTCTAACTTTACATCCACCGTTTTTAGAAAAGACCCCGAAGTAAAAAAGTACTGGGACATAATTAATATTTCTAGAGCAGCTAATGTCAAGAAGCTAGACATATTCTTTAGAGAAATAAAAAAGATATACGGTAAAGGGTATAAATACAAGGTTCTTTTGATTTCCCCAAAGAGACATGAAGACACGCCAGAAGACCATTTTATGGATATAGAGGATGCGTACTATCGCATGTTCTCAAAAGAAGAGAGACAGTTGTTTACACTCATGAGACTGGCTCAAAATTTAGAATTTAAAGGACTGAGCAAAACTCAGCTTTCTTATTTTTACCAGTCTTCCAAATGTGCAACCCTGTTTTCAGATTGTGAGGGAAGCCCCGGAGTGATTGCAGAGGCTTTGCTGACTGAGATACCGGTAGTCATGTATGCTGGCCAGCTTGGAAGTGGAAAAGACTTCTTAACAGACGGCAACTCCGTGGTTTGGGAAGACTATAACAATGCCAATGAATGCCTTATTCGCGCGGTTGAAAACCATGACAAGTTTTCATTCGATACGGAGTCTCTCGCTAATGGATATAGAGAAGATAGGGGCTTAGAACAGCTAAAGATTTATTTTGATAAACTATATTCTCTGCATGGACAAGAGTTCGATGGAGAACTAATTAATACTGATGACTTAGTCAGTAGGCTTCCGTCTCACTATACTGAACTGCCTTGGGTAGACAGCAGGCTTTACAATGGCCACATGACTACCGAAGAACATTATAATAAATTTTA